CCATTGCGACGGCCATCAGGGACACCGCGCGGGCTACAGTGGTCAGCTTCCCGCTGAATGCATCAAGTGCACCGGTCGTCTTGTCCAGCTCGCCCTGCACCTTGCGCTGTCCCTGCACCATTTGCGCCGTGTCAAGGGTCACATCGTAGTAAATGCTTCCGACTTTTTCAGACATTCGACCGCTCCTTGATTGCCTTCATGCCGGCCTCGTACTCTTCGCGGCTTGGCACGTCGGCCTTTTTGTTTTGCTCGGGGAACTTCATTTCGAACATCGTCTGAAACTCGGTCATGCTCATGGCCTCAGCGTCCGCACGGGACAGGCCCAGGTGCACGCAAGCGGCTGCTACGTACTCGGATGCGTGGAAGCTGTCGGAGAACGATCCGCCGCCCGTCTGTGGCTTGGCCTTGCCAACTATGCCGTGCTGCATCAGGTGTCTGGCAATGATGATCTGCTCGCTGGCAGGCATGGAGCCGGGATGCAGCCCATTGGCATCAAGCCAGCCGATCAGTTCCAGCGGGTCGTCCTGCTCACACAGGCAGGCAAGAATGTACGCGGCGTCCTGCGCGGCCCGGAAGCCATGCAGGCCCGCGTACAGGCTCACAATCTCGCGCGGGCTGCCCAGGCTTGCGATGCGGCTAAACGATGGGCAGAAAGTGAACTCTGATCCATCGCCTGCGGTCGCCCGCACATAGCCGCATTCGACAAGCATTTACAGGTCGAACAGTTGCGCAGTCACCAGAGGGCCGCCAGTCAGGTGCACAACGCCGGAGCAGTAAGCCGACACGGTGGACAGGACAACGGCCTTGCTCACGCCGGCAGCAAGCACGATGGGCAGGCCAGCGGCCACGGACACATTGCCAAGGCCTGGCACTGTCACGGTCGTGCCTGCTGCGCCGTCAATGGTCACAGTCAGCGATCCGGCTGTGGTGTTGCGCAGCACAAGCAATTGCTTTTTGTTGGCGTTGAAAGTGATGGTGTCGTCTGCGCTCAGTGTGGTGATTGCAGCGACAAACTCGCCGGATTGGGTGGCGTTGATAGATGCGATGGCGGCCATGATTCAGTCCTTTTTAAGCGGGAACGTAGACGATTGCGCCATTGCTGGAAGCGGCGGTGCTCCAGGTCACGGCGTCGGAGTAAGGGGCATCGCTGCTCCACTCGGTGAAGATGAACGGGCCGTAGGTGATCGAACCATCGGGCTCGGTCTGGCGAATCCACGCTTTGGGCTGGTAGCCCATGGAGCTGCCGCCGTTGTAGACGTGGGCCTTCAGCTCTTTTTGGTTGTAGGCCGCGTCACCGTAGGACACGCCATCGCCTGAGAATTCGGCGCTCTTGAACGTCACCAGGCTCGTCTTGGTGAAGGCCGGGGAACTGTCGGCAGTGGTGTCCACCGTGTCCCAATTGACCTTGATGGACTTGCCGCGCATCATGCCCAGCGTCTTGAAAACCAGGCCGGAATACACGGCATTTTCGTCCGCAATGGCGAACTCAATTACTACGTCGCGGCCAGTGGATGCACTCATGGGGTTACCTCAATTTGTGATGGTTGAAATCGAAAGCTCAAAAATGGGCCTGCCATCGTCTGCACTGCTGAACACTGGCTCACCCGCCTCCATCAACACCAGCCCCCCGGACTGGGTGCGCATGGCCTCGATGATTGCTTCTGCAGCCATGCTAGGGACGGACAGCGTGTCGCCCAGTGCACCAATGAGCAGCAGCGTGAACTGTGGACGCCGCACAAGGGCCGCAGGGCCGCCACCAACGGGCCGCAGGACGGCGTAGCGGTCTGTCTTGATGCCATCGGTCCACCGGCCAGCCTGGATGCGCCAGCCGGTCAGGAATGGGGTTATGAATGTGCGGATTGCGTCGATTGCGGTCATGTGCGGATGCTTCCGAAAAGTACGGCGCGGATGTTGGGCTCGGCCTGCTCGAAGCCTTTTTTCAGGAACGATTTTTCAGCGCTCGCGCGGCGGAAGTTTTGTGGGTTGTCGGGGTCATGCACCGCGGCTGCGTACTCGGCGGTGTAGCCGCAGGTACCCACCACCTTCTTGCCTTCGCGCTCCACCTTGCGGAACTGCGAATTGATAAGGGTGGACGTGTCAATGGGTGTCATCATCGAGGCCTCGGATGCGCCCAAGATCAGGACTTGCGTCATGCCGCGCTCAGACCGCGCGCGCACGGACTCCACGAACTGAGGGAGCTTGTCGGTTACGCGGGGCCTTGTCATGTGGCAGCCTCGTAATCGTCTGCCAGGCCCTCAAACGTATCCGCATTCCGCGTCACCGACCGCGCCTCAAATGCGCCGGCGGTCACCGGGTCGCCCGCATGCTCGCCAATCAGCAGCATGTCGCCCTGCTTGATCGTTGCGCGTTCGGTATAAATGATCTGCCGGGTTGTGAACTCGACGCCCTGCCCGTCCGTCATGCGCTTGGATTCGGCGCTGTAGTCACAGGCAAAGGTAACTGGTTCTGCGTAGGTCTTCGCGCCCATCCAGTCATCGAAGCCGGTCAGGCTCCAATGGGTTGCGGTACTGGTAAGGCTCCAGCGGCTGAGTGATGACATGGGCCAATGGTAGGAACCACAAAAAAGGCCACCCCGAAGAGTGGCCCTGCCTGCGCCCGATGGGCGCCCGAGAATGCGCGAGGCCCCGCCGATCTTGTGGACTGGCGGGGCCTGATGGCTGGTTGGGAGTCAGCTTGCGTGGCTGTGTTACCAGCCGAGCCGGGTGTTTGCCGCGAGAATCGCGGCCATAAGCTCCTCGTTTCCAGCCTCGTTGATGGATTCTCCAATAGGTCTATTTGGATCGCTATCAAGCATCCACCAAAGCGCTACATCAACACCAGATTTGATGATGTCGTCACACATGCGCGTCAGCTTGACGCCGTCAATAGACTTGAGTCCATTGACGCTGCCAGACCATGTAACGCCACCGGAATATGGTGCCGTGACAACAGTGCGACCCGCGTTGATTGTCTCGACGGTAAGCCACTGTCGATCCAATACGGTACCCGTACCGCAAACGCCAATACGGTCACCCACATCCGCCTGGAACTGGCCTGCGATGTTGAATGTGACAAAGCCGCCAGTGGTGCTGATGCTGGTTATCTGCCACGGCTGGTTCCCCATTTCACCAAGCACAAAAGCCCTTCCTGCTTGATTCTGCCAGTGCCGCACCCCGGTCAAAATGGCGTTTAAGCCTTTGAATCCGTTACTCCCATATCCAACATTTCCATACCAGTGGATCGATCCGCAGTTCGTTGGATTGTCACGAACTTGCTCGCTGTGCCACGGCAGTAAAGGGTTACTTATTCCCGCAGCGCCTCCGGGTTGGCTGTAGCTGTTTGGCCCGTTGCCAGTCATCACAATGCGGCTTGGGTCAATCGCTGAGATTACGCCGTACCACCAGGCCACCACGCTTGCTAAGTCGCCACCATTGAACATATCGTTTGCAGCGCTGTAGGACGCCATCGTCCCATACGATGAGTTCTGCACAGGCCAACTTCCGCGCGTGGCATCGCTGGCGTCATTTCGGTGATTCACTTCGTTTGCCCACTCGTATCCAAAGACGGCTTCTTCGGCCAAGTAGCGGGTTGTAATCTCCTGAGTGACGGCCTGCACAAAATTGCGCGTAGCAGAGCCGGGCACAAGCCAGCCTGCGCGGACTGTTTGGCCACACAAGTCGGATGCTGTTGCATGCCGGAAAAACAGGTTAAGGATGACACCAATGCCCCGCGCTCTGCATTTCGCAAGGAAAGCGTCAATCTTGAGGTAATGCGCCTCACGATCACCCGCAGTTGCTGCCGCTACCGTCTTGCCGTTGAGTACGCCCGCAGTCCACCATGTAGGGAAGTACGGGAATGCTTTGACGCGCAACACCTTGACCTTCATGGATACCGCGAGGTCCAACATAGCATCCTGATCCGCTGATGCTGTGTAAGGGCAAACCGTTGGCGCAGAGGCTGAATAAAGCGGACAGATTGCCCACCCGTAGTTCAGCCCAATGTTGCGAAATCGTTGCCCGTCATAGCGCAGTGTCTGGTCTGCGCCTACCGTTAAGCCACGGAGCGCCATCAGGCGTACAGACGGACGTTTGCGCCGATACCAACCTGCACGTTGTATCCATAAACACGGGCGTGGGTGCCCTTCACCGACACCAGGTCATAAAGACCGTTTGCCTGATTGAGTTGTGCCGTGGTGTAGGTCTTTAGCGTGCGGTAGTTGACGCCATTGTCAACTGACACTTGCAGTTCCAGATATTCACTCACAAGGACGCCAAATTTAAGCAACGTCACCGCAATCTGGGATACGGCGGTAATGTCCACAGGGACATGAGTCGCACTACCGCTTGCAATGCTGTACTGCGCAGTAAGCAGTTTCGGGTCGGATGCGGTGACGGGCTGTGCAGCCAGTTGAGCGGAAGAAGCAGTGATAGACATGATTTAGGCTCCACGGGAAACAGAAAGGGGGCCGCCGGAAACTACATTCCAGCGGAAGAATTTAGCCAGCGGGTGGCTGAACATGATTGGGAATGTGATTTCAGCGAGGGCCGAGCTAGACCATGTTCCGGTGAATGCTTGCCCAAGAGAAGTCACTCCATCGGCGCTAATATCAACGCTGAATGTCGTAGTCGTTGTGCCGCTGTCTAGCTGATACACGAACCGCTCTGGCGACGACGAAACAGGCAGCCATCCAGTGTCTTGCCCAGCCGTCGCCCCGTTAAGAATTACAGCCTTGGCCGCAACCACCCCCACGCTCCCCCCCGCAGGCGTGCGCAGGGCGGTGCCGTCGGCGTTCCAAACCGGCACGAAAACATCGCCCTGGGCGGATGTGAACCCCACCGGGAGGTTGTCCCTGTCCAAGATGGGGTACAAGTCACGGTAGTCCCCGCGTATTGCGCCTGTTGGCAGGGGTTGGAATGTGGCCATGGGTGCTCCCGGGGGTGTAAATTCCCGTAAGTGTACCGCCTATGGCGGGGTCATGTCCATGCGCCCATGCTGATGCGCTCCACCGGAATCTCCTGGGCGCCCATGCGGCCGCCGTTTTGCTGGCCATCGGCGTGCATGGCGAGGTACTGGAGGGCGTCCGAGATGTGGGAGGCCATGTTTTTCTCCGGCTCGTCGTCCATCTCGCCAGATTTCTTGGCCTTGTACCGGTACTTGCCCCGCAGCGCGCCGATCAGCAGGTTGCAGGACGGGTCGATGAGGAAGCCCGCGCCGCCGTCCACCTGGCGGTTCAGGAACTGGTCGACCGCGCCGATGCGCGCGATCAGGGAGTTGGTGTGCGCGGAGATGGCCGTGAATCCCTCCGTTTTCAGCACGTCGTACACCGTCTTCTCGTCGGTTTGCACCCGCGAGCGGCCGGCGGGGTCACCGATGATGAGCACCGGCGCGCCGGGGAATCTCTGGGCCAGGAGGGGCTTCAGGATCGTTCGCACAAACCGCAGCACGCCCATGCCATCCGAGGTGCCTTCGCCCATGACCAGCAGGCGGCCCTGCATGTCGAGCTGGCCAATGGCCACGCTCGGGTTCAGCCCGAAGTCCATGCCGACCAGGACCGGGCGGACGCCGTTGAGGATCGGCCGCAGTGCGGACTTGGCGATGTGAAAATCTGAATCAAACGACTTCCAGACCGGCTGGCCCGAGAGGGACTTGCCGAACTTCGCGTGGATGTACACGTCGATGTAATCCTCGCCCTTGCCCGTGGCCAGGGTCTCGTAGTACCCGGACGGCAGGAGGTGCAGCCAGTCCGCCTCGGGGGAGGTGCCGGAGGGTTGGATGGTGACGTGGGTGTTTACCGGTGGGTTGGACAACACATCCTCGAAATACGTGTCCATGTCGGGCGGATTGCTCATGCCCCACAGCCGCGCGTTCGGCGTACCGTCGTCCATGACGCAGCCCATGCGCGGGTTGCCCTTGTCATCTTTGCCCCATGCCGGCTGGTGCGGCACCATGGCCCCGTTGGGATATCGGCCCAGGCGCGCCTGCAGCGCTTCGTACACGTCTTTGTTGAGTTCCCGGAATTCCTCCACGACCGCGAAGGACAGCTGCAGGGACAGCAGGCGGCGCACGTCGGCGGCCTCATCCAGGCCCCGGAATAGCACCTCGCAGCGGATGTCCCCCACCTCCAGCATGAATTTCATCTCGGACTTGTAGAACGTCCCGGCGTCGCCGTCAGGGAACCACTGCAGGAAGTCGGGGATGGACGTGTCGCGCAGCTGCTCGCGGGTCTGGCGTACCCAGACGCACCGGGAGTGCCGCAGGCCGTCGCGCGCGGGGGCCATGCGCCCAGCGTGGTACAAAATCTTGATGATCCCGGCAGTGGTCTTGGTGGAGTTGTGGTGTATCGCTCCGTCCACAGACACATAGTTGTTCGTATCCCACACTTGCAAGTCCCAATAAATTTCCTGTACATCCAACCGGTCCACAGATATAATGGTCCTGTCGGGTGTACTGTAACTACTTGGGGAACACGATGGGGAAACGAAACTTGGAATTGCTGGAGCAGATTCGGGCGTTATCGGACGGTCAGCGCACGTCTGTGGAGATCGGGGGGCTTCTGGGAGTGAATCCCCGGAATGTGCGGAAGTACCTGGCGCGGTACGACCTCCCACGGCTGCGGGAAGGGGCTCAGGGGGGAGAAGAAAATCACCAGTTTGCGGGTGGCCGCCGAGTGACCCTGCAGGGGTATGTAAAGGTAACTCCACCAGCGGGGCACCCAACCGCGAAGCCACGGCCAGGGCGGACGGCGACATGGATATTTGAGCACCGATACATTCTGGAACAGTCGCTGGGCCGCCCTCTGCTGCCAGCAGAGCGGGTAGACCACCACGACGGACTAACTCTGCATAACAGCCCAGATAACCTACGTCTGTTTCAGAGCAATGCACAGCATCTTCGGGAGACCCTGACTGGGAAAGTTCCGCAGTGGTCGGATGCAGGCTACGCGAATATGAAGCTACGGCATGTCCCGGGAGCAAGTCTTGAACTTGTCGATATTCACCGTCAGCGCACAGAAGTCGGTGCTGTGCGGCTGCGACAAATTCTCCTTCTTGCGTTACGACTCGGTACAGATAGTCCCTACCTTTTGGGAACGAGCCTCCACACCACGAAAGCCGGAATCGACATGCAGTCGCGTCCCACGATAGAACGCGCATTGGCCGATCTATGTCAGCGATGGGGATGGCCCCACCCTCTGTGAGCACCAGAGTGTCGCCGCGTACGCAGCCCACCGGCCCGCAGATGAACGACGCGAATTTCTCCGACGTGAAGAACGCCTCGGTGGACGGGACGGGGGTGAAAACGAGACTCATACCTCGAACGCCTCAGCAATGTGGTGCAGGGCGGTATCTGCGTCCGGATCGGGGAAAAGGCCCAGGCGGGGGAGGGTCAGGGGTGGCGCCTTGACGGTGCGCGCGGGGAGAACAATCGACGTTTTCGGGACAATATCAGTCGTTTCTGCGTCAATTACGGTCGTTTTCGGGGCATTATTCAGGTTGATGGTGATGCTGTAGCCGGGCCCAGTGGCGGTCTGGACCAGGGCTTTCGGCGCCAAATTGCCCCAATCTACGAGGTTTTCGAGCGTTTTCACGCGCATCGCGGCCGGCGTATCGGCGTTTTTTGCCATACGGTAGATGTCAGCAAGCAAGTCCTCGGCCAGCAGACGGGCTTTTGCAGCAAAGGAGAAGCCCTTCTCACCCAGTTCTGACTTGAAGTCCTTCAGGTAACGCTGGTAGACGGGGTTTTTGGCGATTTCCGCGTATTCCGCGGGGGTCAGGCACTCGTGCTGCAGGAAGACGGCCAGGGGCTCGTTCGCACCCAGGGCATTCCGGGCCTCGGAGAGGGCCAGCTCTCGTAGATTCTGGTCGGCGGGGATTGATGGGTGCATGGGTACTAAGCTCCAAGGTGCTTGTAAGGCGGGAATGTACCACGGCTATGGTAAACCGTGGTGATTCCGCCACGCTTGGTGCGCTTCCTCGGCGGTTGCGAACGTGCCGAGCCAGAGGTCTTTGGGCTTCCCCTTGGCGCGCGCCCCATATCGGCCGCTTGGGGTTCCATCAGCCTTGCGCATTATCTGCACCCCCTGTAGCCCGGTGGGATTCTGCTGCATTGGGAGGGGCGGGGTGGTCACCGCGCGCTCCACATCCCATCCGTCTGCGACCCGGGAACCCGCGAGGGCAGCTGAAGCGACCCCGAAGTGCCGCGCAAGCGACGCTACGGACCCCAGCACGCCCTGCACAGTGTGTTTGTATCTCCCCAACGATATGGCGGCGCCATGCCCGGGGCGCATCTGCGTGTTCCCGCCTTTTGGGGACAATGATGTGTATATGTTCATAGTTGGATGCCGCGTGTCAATCGCCGCCTGCTCCTGCACGAACCGATCCTCCAGCGCGCAGAGCGCAACCAGCTCGAACCGGAACGCGCTGGGGCCGTGCGCCTTCCAGGCGGCCAGTAATCGGGGCGGGCAGTTCGTTCCACGCAGTAAAGAACTCAGGTGGACTTGCACTCGGCGCTTTAGATTTTTGCTGCTGCCAACGTATTCCTCGCCGGTGGGGGCACATCGGATGACATAGACGCCGGGGGTGGGGGGAAAGTTGTGTAGGTGGAGCATGTCTGGATTATACACCCCCTAGAATAGTTTGCAAGTGAAAAAATACCGGGCGTGTAAAGGCAAAGGGATAAAGGGGTGGGGCGGGGTATGCCCTATGGACGGGTGCCCCGGGGTACACCAGGCCCTACTATCACCACTCTCCTCGCCTCCTCTCCAGCCACGCCGCGCGGCGGCCGCGATCCCCTACTATCACAGCGTCAGCCCCCACCATGCGGCAGCGCCGGCGTCTACTATCACGATTGCCCCGCCGCAGGGACAAGGGCCGCCCGCCTACTATCACCTTTGTGGCGCCTAATCCCACGGGATTACACAAACGACTTGTTATTCACAAGAATAGGTATATAATTCATACATGCACCGAAAACGGCGCAGCCCACCGGGGGGTTTCCCGGGCTTGTTTACTTGATTGGATTTATCATGGCCAAAGCCACCACCACTACCGTTTCCCCTACCGCCGCTGCAGTCGATACGCTCATTCTCGCTGCCGGTAAAGCTGCAGGAACGATGTACACGAAAACCCTTGAGGCTGCGAAGCTCGCACGTGCCGAGCTGGACGGCGCAGAGTCCAACATGGCCAAGCGCATCGCAGCCGTTATGACGGCGCATGCCGGAGCGTTTACCAAAGCTGGCCACAATGTGAAAGCGATTTTTAGCGACGCGCTGACCTTGCATGCTTGCGCCGGGGACACCGTCGTTATCGCGGGCCCAAAGGGTTCGTCGCAAACCATGAGCGCATCAAAAGCTGTGGAAACCTTGGCTAAAAACCCCATGCGGGAAGCCGCAAAGGACGTGCGCGCGCAGCACGGTATGGGCCGCAAGACTGCGCCAAAGGTAGCGGCACCCATGGTGCCGACCGCACCGGTTGACGCCACGGCCGACGTTACAAAAACCACGCTGGACAACGTGGCCGACCTGATCGAAAACGCCGACTTCATCGCCCGTCTCACTGGTTTGTTGGATGCTGCTGGCTTCGTTCTCGCCCCGAAGGCCAAGCGTGCAAACAACGCTCGGACCACGCCTAAGGTGCGCGTCAACATGGCTGATCTGCCGGTGCATCGCATCTCCGGTGCCGCTGATAGCGCATCGCCCTTCTAATCCCGCGGGATTAGGCCAGACCCTGAAAGGGGTCTGCTTCGCAATAGGCGCCCTTTGGGGCGCCTTTTTTCGTTTCCGAATACCACGGCCCCAGCCGGACTACTGTCACGTCCTGGCAGCGCCAGGACGCAGGGACTACTGTCATGGAGCGCGGCGGCCGGCGGCGTAATCCCACGGGATTACCGGGTACCCCCCGGGGGTACCCCACAAATAAGCGGGGCCATAGATTGGCCCGGCGTTAAAGAAATGGCGTAAACAGGGGCTTGCGACATCTATGGGTCATAGATTAGTCCGACGGAATAATAACGATCTCAGATTCGATTACGTCATAGACTACCTGACACATACAAGTTAAAGAAATGGCGTAAACAGGGGCTTTGCGGCCCGGCACCACGGATCGGCACAAGAGTAGGTAGTATATTATTTATCTTTAGTCTATAAATATATATTCTAAAGACTTCACGCGCGACCCTTTTTTCCCCCAGCCCTAAATCCGTTTCGCCCTCCAAATCCAATCTACGATTCTGCTAACCCTCTCTTAAATCTGGCCAATCTACACTATTGACTAATGCTAAAACTATTCCTTATAAATCAACGACTTACGAATTTGAAATTACGATTTTAGGCCAAAGCTAGCAAAACAGCCTCACTAGTCAGGATAGTGAGATTCCGCTAATCCCACAGGATTATCACAATCCGAGCACGCCCCGCTAATCCCCGCCTGAGTCGTAGTCCAGCCCCCTTGTATTCCGCTAATGTTGTTGACGTTATTAGAATGTTCCTCCACAATCTATACACCCCCGTAATCCCACGGGATTAACCCTGGAGCCTTCCATGACCCGAACCATTGCCGACTATCCCCAAGTCACCCAGCAGGAGGTGCAAGAAGCCTTCGAGTACCATGCTGAATCCGGTATGCTGATCCGCGTGCTAAAGGGAGGCATGAAGAAAATGTGCGGAACCCCGACCCCCAGCGGCGAGATTCGCGTCTATTGGCACGGCACGTTCTGGCCCGCACAACTGCTGGTTTGGATTCACCAGCTCGGTTGGCCTGCTGCTGTGCCGATGCACCGCACCAAAGACCGCAGCAACAACAACATGACCAACCTGCGTCTGCCCGCCACGATTGCTGCTGAGAAGGCGGAGACCGAGCGTGCGGTCGCATTCGCCAAGGCCAGCAAGTTCGCATCCGCACAGCCCACGAACCCGCCTATCAATACCCGAGCCCCAGGCGCACGCAGGCCCGCTGTGAGCGTATTTGAGATGCTGGGCCGCAAGGCGTTTAAGGGCACACCCCACGAGAACACGTGAGCCACTACCACTTGACATACCCCCCTACCTGTGGTACAATGTATTTGTGAGTCGGGAAGCGCCCTTAGTTTCCCCCTCCGCCCGCCTAATCCCACGGGATTAGGTTCTCCCGGTTCCCCTTCTTCACTTACCTTTATCACTGGAGTTCACCATGGCCATCAAAGCCCCCGCCCATTCTGTCCCCTCTGCTCCCATCGATACCCTGGACACCAACGCCGTGCTGGTTGACCTGCAGGGCCGCATTGACAACAGCAACGCGCTGGAGTTCACTGACGCCGAGCTGCTGCAGACCCTGATCACCGCCCTTGTGGGCGAGCTGACCACCCGTGCTGCCCGCAGCGTCATCTAATCCCACAGGATTACGCCATGC